CGCACGGCCCCATACCCAAAAAAAGGAGAGAATTATAATGTCGAGATCAATGGTAGGAGGGTAAAAAGAGGGTGTCAAGGAAGTTGTTTACAGATTTGACAGAGCTTGACAGAGCTTGACAGAGCTTTACACTTTTGGCCATGGATAAAAATATTAACCAACCAACCCCGCCAGTAGGTGAAAAAACAGGGAAAATCGGCGCGAAATTGCCGCAGCGCAACAATACTATGCGGCAGGGGATTGCGTGAGCTGCTGGTTCCCGGCGCTTTTGCCGGGCATGGTTATAATTCGCCGTTTTTCAGTTTGATCAGGATCCACTCCCTAATCCGGATATAGCCTGATGGAAGCCGGAACCAGGCGTCGGGCGGGATGATAGCATATTCGGGTTCATCGATTGAGAGATATTTATAAATTGTCTGTCTGCTGACGCCGAGTATGGCCGCGGCCTTCACAACGCTGTAGCTATGGTCAAGGCAATGAAAGCTCATCGCTGCGCTCCTGATTTCCTCTCCTCTATGGCCTGCTGTACCTCGCAGGGTAGGGCGTTAATGTTTCTCTCTTCCGCCAGGTTTCCCTCATCGATATCAGGAAACGAGCCGGCATATCGATTGAATCCTTGTGGCTCAACGGGATCGCTCGACATATAGTATTCATCCCCGATCCGCCCTCCCTTTTACTTTTGGTTTTATTCATGGAAAAGAGTCAATACGCTAGCCCTTTTAGATCCAGGAAAACTATATGATATTATAGCCATAGTAGCCGATGATAACATGGAAATCAGCGGCCTTTGTCCGCTGAATTGACTTGTTATCAAAACCCTGCAAATTCTGGTAACGATTTATATTTCTTATCCGTCATTTTCACCAGGGAAACACGGTATTCTTCATCAGACCCTGAACCACCCAACGGGAAAAATAAAGGCTTGTTGGCTGGTTCGCAATAGCTCCCCTGAGATTTCCCATTATACATTAGTTCGACTTTGAAAAACTTTTTTTGTCGATTCCATATGTTTTCCCAAAACATCTTTTATCTCCTAAGTGATAACGTTAAGCTGACTGGCCACGTTTTTCAGTGGTCCAGTCGAGCGACTGGTTAGCTGGGTTCCAATGATCCAGCAAATCAACGAAATAAAGTGCTGTTCTAGGGCCGATCCAATGATGATTCCAATATTCCAAAAATGCTTCCTGATTCACTTGAGACATTTTGCTTAACATCATGCGACCTCTAATCCATTGCCCAGCCACGCGATTGCGATCCTCTTTTATACGTTTTAGATTTAGCTCATCATAATAACGTATTCGTTCCTCTGCCGTCGGTTGCCCGGCGGAAATCTCCGCGGCAAAGAGAGGCAGTTTATCTCGCTGTCGTTTCAATGCTCTCCTGGCCGCTGAGAGACGATGGGGTGTAGGCCCCCAGGTTTTTGCTCGCATTAATTCTCTATATGGGTCTCTGTCGAATTTCATTTCCAGCTAACCGATTGTAGAAGCGGAATGCCGATGGTTTTCCCTATTTCTCGTAATCTCCTGGTCGTCTCAATATCCTCCTTCGATGGTTGGGGCTTTCCTGATGGATGATTGTGGACAAAGATGAATTTCGAAGCGCCAACGGCAAAAAGACGCTTGAACACAAGCGTGGTATCCAGATTCGCGTGATCGATTCCACCCACGCTCACGCAATCACAGTAAATTTCGACATTTTGAACAGTTAACCCGATTAACCAGGCGGTCTCCTGATCCACCTGCCTTAGATCTTTCATGCGCAACCAAACGTCAAAAGCCGATGTTACCGGAATTTCGTTTGATAGAGGTTCCTTTTTCCAAAAATTGAATGTACTAATATCGAGAGATTGCCTCTCTTTGTCATCTTGTACCACTACCACCTGCTGAAATGTTTTATGCTTAGGTTTCATATCGCCATCCGCCAATCGTTTTTCCTCCTTAGCTTCTTGGCGTTTTGCCAAGCCTATTTTATGGTCCGGATCGAATATCCACGGCCCTTCATCATCCGCGTTTGCATCCAGGCCACCGATTTCATCATTGATAAATACGCAATATCTCATCAGTTTTTCCATGCCGACCTCCCCATTTTTTCAGTTTTAAGGTTATCCCACTTCGCCCATTTCCTGAGCTCCCAAAACCCGAAAAAGAAAACCCACTCATAGATAAGCCTTAGCCCGGTGTTTTCATCCATGCGGATAAATTGGGGCCATTCCCAATGCGGGTACCAGGAGACAAGCTGATAATTCTCGCGGAATTTTTTAATGAAATTTTCTATTCGCTCCATTTTCCTTCAATCTCTACTCTCTTCTTTCACCGCTGGATCCAGCCCGCGGCGGTGCGGGGGAGCCAGCCCGGGGGTTTTGCCTTGGGCCGGGGGGCTTTCGTGGGCTGATTGGGCGGCTTGCCTCCCAGCACCCGGAGGCCTCCCCACCATTCCGGGTCTACCGTGGCCGCACAGTAGACTTCGCAGTCGAAATAATGGTTGTCGTACCTGAGCTGATGCCATTCCACCTGGCCTTTTTTGTTGCGGCGTTTCTCTTCCGCCGTGATCTGCCGGGCATAGTCCATGCCTGTGTCGCTATGCAGATAGATGCACTGGGCTTTGCCCTCTTCCACCTGCAGGCGGTAATGATAGAGCTCCTTGAATTTGACCGTGTCCACATTCCAGAGGATGAGCCCTCCCGGGATAACGCGGCCTGTTTTGCCGGGCATCTTATCGATGATGGAGTGCTTGAGGCGATTCGGGAGGGAACGGGAGGCGCCCTTGACGCCGAAGGCGACGCCCTGGCTGTGATCCCTGAGCCAGGTGTAGACCTCCTCGGTGATACTGACCGTCTCGTCCGGGCCTTCGCTGCCGCCCGTGTCGATTGCGGCACGCCATATCTTGAATCCGGCGCCGGATTCGCCGGGATAGATATCCTCAAAAATGATCTGGGCGAAGTTGTCCCATGACATAAGGTAGCCGTAGCGAATGAGCCATGAGGTGTAATCAGCTGCCCAGGCCCGCACGATGTAGTAGATGCCATCTTTCTGGACATCGGCCCCAAGGGTGAGCACAATTGCCTGCTGCGGGACGGTGAGGGGGGGGAGATCTATTTTATGGCTGAGGATATCGGCCTCTTCTTTTCGATGGATCGTCTCAACCCATACCTCTGCGAGCCAGAAATTGATGAAATCTTTGAGAAGATCCGGATAGTCCTTTGACTTGATAAATTTCTCCGCAATATCCCCCCAGGTGAGAAACGGGGAATAAAGGCTGCTGAGGTGATAGCCTTTGCTGCGGATGATAAGGCTTGGGTTCGGCGGCTGATCGGGCCGCCATTCGCCGGAAGCCAGCATCATGGGGCGCTGATTGTTGTATATTTTGGCGTGACACTGAGTGCATTCGTAGTACGCGGATTCCCAGACCTCCTGGGCATAGGTCAGCGAGTCGGAGCTGATTTCCTTGGGCCATTTGATATTGGGAAAAGCGAGAATCTGCATCGCGCCGCAATAGGGGCAGGGAACATAATAGCGATAGGTGACGTCGCAGGATTTGCGCTCGCGGGTTATTTGGCCATCTTCATATTTGGGTGTTGATACGAGCAGGGTTTTTTTGTTCCAAATGGTTTTTTGACGCTCCATTGCGCTGTTGATCGGATTCGCACCGCTCTGGGTTTGCTCGGGATAGAGGCTGCATTCGTCGAGCAGGATATAACGGCATGGGCGGGCCGCGAGGCCCGCCTCGGAGTTAGCGCCCACGATATTGAGTGCCATGCCCGGAAACAGCATTTCAAGATTGGTGAACAGGTCATCGTTGGCAGGTTTGCGTTCGCGCAGCGGATCGCAGGCAGCGATCATGGGTTGTATTCTGCTTTTTGACAGCGATCTGGCCAGATCAATGGTGGGGAATACGAGCAAAGTCGATCCTGGGTCCTGATGGATGAGGTAGCCAAGGCAGTTGTAGAGAAACTCGGTTTTGCCAAGCTGGGAGCCGGCCTCAAAAACGATTTTTTCAATGTGCGGATCTGAAAAGCTGTCCATAATCTCCCTGAGATACGGCACGCGGGCAGTGCGCCAGGGGCCGGATTCGTTAGAGGTCTCTGCCAGAAGAATGCGGTATTTATCCGCCCATTCGGAAACAGTGAGATGCTCGGGAGGCTTCCACGCCTCGCGTTCTTCCGGACTCCATTCCACCTTTTTCGCTGCTATTGAAGCCATAAGGTTTAAGATTTGTTCAAACTTTTCTTATTCCAGGATTGCCGGCGATGCTTTAAGAGTGCCGCCTGGTCTGGCAAAACGTTCGCGGATGATGCGTATTTCGCCGTTAATAATTTCCTCCATGTCGCGCTTCTCTTTCCCTTCCAGCAATGGTGGCAATTTTCGTGACAATGCCGATAATGCCCGCCCTACTTCGATAATGCGGCCAACAAATTGTTGATTTACCTCTTCCCGGCTGATCAATTCGCCGCTTAATTTTTTGAGCTCGAGCTCCGCAATGCGGGCCTTCATTTCTTTGTAAACGGCTTCCCATCCTGATTTATCTCCAGTGCTGGGCTTCTCTCCATGTGGTTGGCCGATGCCTTTATCTTTACGATCATCGAGCCATGCATCGATTGCATCTAGGTCATAGGTGCCGTCCAGGTTGACGGGCATTCCTTGATTTTTATAGTAGGCAACGGTGCGCTCCGATCTGCTAAGATATGCCGCCAGCTCTTTCTGCGTTTTGATAACTCGGCGACTCTCTCCCGCCCTTTTGGCCTTGATCTCCGTCTCTACCTTTTCAAATAGCTTCAATTCATGGCCGGCAAGCGATTCACCGGCTTTAATTTTTTCGAGCAGCGTTTTAAAAACATTGCCTTTCGCTGAATCAATAAGCGACAACAGCTTATCGAATTCATCCTCATGATCCATTTCCTAATCCCCATACTCTCTCTCCCTTCTTTAGGATCCATCGCCTTCTGCTTTCCGCACGTTGTCAACTTCTGAAAATCTCAATCAGTCTGACTTTGTAATTATGGCTTAATTATTTAATGCAACCCATTTTCCACTCGGATCTCTCGCAAAGATTGAAATGATAGAAAC